CCGTTAAAGCCTATTGACTCCATTTCATTGATAAAGAAAGCTTCTCCAGTATTGTAATAGAAAACCATTGCAGCCTCTAAAAGCTCTCCAATAGTTTGGTCCTCGTTAGGATTAAAGAAGAAATTAGCTACTTCGTTCTGCTCTGGGTTCACTTCTTCCCATTTACCACCAGTCTTTACTTCGACTTTATACGGAATCATAGCAACTCCCTCGGCTGCTTTCTTCGTTATTGCATACCAGTTTAAGTTAGTTAGGTAGCCTTCTCTTATTGCGTCTTTGTCTGAAAGCTTTGAATATGTAGAATCTTTTCCTGATAGAGGTACAAAAAAATTCGAGTAAGGTAATGCGCTTGTTCTGTATATTAAACGATCTAACCCCCAAGGAAGTCTCAAAGCCATAAGATAATCTTTGATGCAAAATTAAACAAAAAAAGTCAATAGCTAAGATTCTTAAATGTAGTAGATTGTAGTAAGTAGAATTTGAGAGTACCTACTACACTTTTTCTCAATGATGGTAGGCCTTTCAAGCGTTTGTAGTAAGTAGTAATTAAAATATTAAGAGTTATATTATTATTATAGACACACACTCTTTTTACTACTTATCGTTTTTATCATTTGAGTTATATGGGATTCTACCTACTACACTACTACACTTCGTAGTAAGTTATTGAAAAGGAATAGTTTAAGGGTGTAGTAAGTAAAAAAGCCAAACCACTGAAATCAGCAGAATGGCTCTAATTTGATGAAGAAAACACTTATCGAAGCACGTTCATTTTGTAATAAGTTACTCCGTAGCCCTTTGCATCCATCGCATGGTTATAGTCATCGATAGGAACTTCGCCTCGCTTGTCAGCCCATTTGTAGTTATTTAGCTCATTTTCGATGTCGGGTGAGTCTCCGCATACTACTATCTCGTAATCCTGCGCCCATCTGATACGCTCTGTGATTCTAGGCTTAAATGTAGGAATCATATTAAAGCCGTCTAGTCTAAACTGATTAATCGAAATAGGCTCAGCGTTATCAGCTACTATTAAATCATCTTTACCAGCGTATGAATCAACAATCGATTTCATCCATTCATAGCCTCTCAAACCAGCTGGCTCGTAGCAATATTGCTGAACGTATATCTTTCTATTAGAGTGGTCCATGCCGAATTTCAGAAGCACAAAAGGGTCTTTAGTTCCCCAGTCAATACACCAGATGTAAGGTATTTCTTTTAAGAAATCACCCCTGGACCAGTTTTTAAAGATTGCACCTTCTAATGGAGCATACTCTCCAAGGCCGTAAACCTTCCACCTAAACTCATTCGCTGTTCCGGCTTGCGTGTTTTCTTGAGTAGGCTCATAGCTCAGAATCTTATCAATAATCTTATGATCTAAAAAAGGGTTATGTTCAAACGTGCTTTTAATAGTCTTAGTCGTAGCTCTTTGCTCTATTCGTTTATCGGTTAGCCAAAAAGTAGAACTAGGATTGAAATCAACCCATGTCATCTTAGTAGTTCTCACATAGATTGCTTCAAATATCTCATAAGGAATACCGTTTACCTCGTTGAAGAAAGAATAGTCTCGCTTTCCGTTTTTCGCATCTTGCTCGTCATCGTATGAGTTGAACTCGATGATCGAACCGTTATAGAACTGATAAAACCTGTCTGATTTATTGTAAAACTTGATTTGACTTCTCAACCACTTCGAGCTGTTTACGATTGTAGCAGCATCTCTAATTGCTCCCTTTTTAAGGTTCGGTATATCCTGCCCTACTACTGTGATGATACAACCTGGGTTCTCCCAAGCTTTTAGAAAAATCACTTGAATTAAGGAGTATGTTTTACCTGATGAGGTCCCACCTCGATTTACTACAAGGTCGATTTCTGGTTTAACATTCCAGTTTTCGGTGAATACTCTCGAAACTTTGAAGGGTATCATTCACCTTCGCTAGTTTCAGGCTCTTCGCCTTCGGCAATAATTTGAATCTTACCGCCTTCGATCTTTGTTTTATTCTCGATTTCTTTCTTGTCTCTCCAATCTTCTGGGAATCGATTTTTAACATTCATAAACCAACCTACCCAAGAAAAGTCCTTGTTTTGGATATTGGTTCTGCCTTGTTTCTCCCACCATACTTGAGAAAGTTCTAAGCCTCTTTTTATTGTGTTAGAAAATTCTGGTATGTATTGATCAGAATTCTCGTTGCACCAATTCCACACGGTCTCTCTTCTTACGTCTAGTAAAACGGCAACTTCTATCAAAGAGGCCCCTTCAGCCATCAGTTCAATTACTGCTTCGTTTTTTGATGGGTCGTATTTCGTTGGTCTTCCTGCTGGCATTTTACTTAGGTATTTCGGTGCATCTATCGAATCCTTCTGGGTATCTATCGTCAAGTCCTTCTTTGACTGGTCGGCAATTACCTTCTGCTTTTACGATTGTGATGGTTTCGGTGTCCACATCGAAGCATTCGCATTCGGCTTTTTTAAAGCAGCTTGTTGTGGTTAGTGCGATTGTGATAAAAGCAAAAAGGTATTTGGCAAACTTAGGTCTATTTGCTTCGACCATTGATTTCGATAATGTTTTCCAGTTCATGATTGCAAATTTACTAAAAATCATCTATTTCGTTTCCACATTGAGAAAACACCTCACAGCTTTCAGTTTCATCATAATTCAGAAGTGATCTTTGAATATCATAATCTTTTGAGTCATCATGGATAATTGGATCTGCATTCTTAGCTGCATTAATTATATCCTGAGATGATGTATTGTTTCTAAAAAACTTGATGTCTTTAGGAACAGGCTTGCCTTTTTTTATCCACTCTTTGAGCCTGTGTTCTGGAAAGTAATTACCATATTTTGCCTCCATTTTTTTTGGGAAATCAAAATGCTCTGGGTTGTCTTTCGCTATTCTTAAAAGTTTAGCTCTGCTTTTTTTCCAACACCATTTGCAGTTACCTTGATAGCCTTTTAATTCCAATCTAAAAGGCATATCTTTCCAGTATCTGTTGATCTCTGGCTTTGTTTTTGGATGATCCTCACACAATGGATAATAAAATCTTTTCTCTTTTCTCCTTGAATCTATCCTATCAATCTCATCAACTCTGATACCTATTGCAGTATAGTATTTCTTCCATAATAAGCTCCTTGCGTAGCTTTTTATTGGAATTGCCTTTAATTCGTTTGTGCATTGTGGATTTGCTTGATTAGGAATGCCATAAGTGCTGATATGATCCTCAAAAGGCTCTCCATTTCTGGATGCAGTTTCAAGTGAGACTATTTTATGCGTTGTTCCTTTGCCTACTTCTTTATGAAATACTCCCTCAATCCAAACAAGAGGAAATCCAAAATATTCTGAGCATTTATTTGCAAAATCAAGAGTTTGCTCCATTTCCTCTCCTGTATTAGCAAAGACAAAGATCATTTCATATTCATCCTGCTTGTTATTCCATAGCCATTGAGCCATGTATGCTGAGGTTTCTCCACCTGAGAAAGAAACAAGCAGCTTTTTCTTATTGTTGTTTACTTTATTCATATTGTTATCTGTTTTAAAATTTTGATTGACTTTGCCATTTCTTTACTATTTCGTGTGCTATTTTTTCTTTGTGTTCTCCTGTGTCTATGTTTACCACATCGTGAGTATGAGGGTTAGAGTTGGTACCAGTAACCTGATAAGTGTTCCCGTTTGGATGCTTAAAAGGTCTAAGATCGATCTGTAAGTATTTATCTTTTCTGCTCATAAGCCTCAATTGTTTTGAATATCTCGTATGGTATTTGCGGAACTACTGCGTTTCCGTAGCATTCAAGCTGTTTTCTAACCAACACTCGGGAAATCCCATCATCCATGCATAGAATTTCGGGTTCACTATCCCACGAACCCCAAGCCTGAACAGTTGTTCCGATAATCCTCCTGCGCTTCGGTGCAACCTTCGCTCGAACATTGGATAAGATATGTTTTCCCTGTTGGACTCTGATGCTGTTGGAGTAAGCAACCAAATAACACCTGGCACGCTTATGGGGGGCACCTTGATCTGAAGCATAGCACACTCGCCATTCTGCATTGTACCCCATTCTGGCCAATTCATTGAGAATGATTCTGAAGTCGTTTCCTTGATTGATTTTAAGAATGTTACTGACGTTTTCGAACACACCGTATTCCGGCCGTGCCTCTCGAATGGCTCTGAGCTGCTCGAAAACAAGTCCTGTTCTTGATCCATGTATTCCTTTTCCTTTTTCATTCTGCTTTGCGTTTGAAACATCTTGACACGGAAATCCACCACTCAAGACGTTTATTATCCCCCTGTAAGGCTTATAGTCAACATCACATACATCTCTATATGAGTGCGCATTCGGCCATTTCCTTTTGAGAAACTCATTTCTATATTTATCTTTTTCAACGTGAAAAATATTATTCCATCCCATCCATTCTGCTGCAAGATCAAAGCCGCCAATTCCTGAAAATAATGAGCCGTGATTCATCTTACTGGTTTATACTTCAGCTCTAAGTAATCTACGTTCGGAATGATGTGTTTGAACTTATGTGATTTTAAAAACTGAAGGTATTCTTTTTTCATTTTTGAGTACAAGTCTTTATAGTCGTGTTCGCTAAAGAAAAGATCGACTAGGAATTGCGTTTCTATTTCTCCTATTGCATTCATAAGTTTTTGGCCCTCAAATGATATTCTTCTTTTTTGGCTTCTGTTCGCCATTTGGTTTTTAGGATAAAAAGCTTGAATTAAACTATTATCATTTCTAGCAGTTTTTGCCATGTCTCGAAGGTATTAATAAGGTGATAATTAAATCCGTTTTCTTGTACTGTGTTTTGCCAATTAACTTGTGCTTTGCTTTGTTTTCCGTCTAGAGTTTTAAGTTCTACAAAGTAAGCTTTTCCTTTCCAAAGGATAGTGATGTCTGCAACGCCTGGAAGTAGTCCAATCGCTTTAAGGTGCGCTCCATGCGCTGCGTTTTTCGGATTATTGTAGTTAGCGTAGATTAGCCCTCTCGTTTCTGGGTGTTCGTTCCATGCGTACTGAATGCACTTAGCTTGTAGTTGAGATTCTGTCATTTGCTTTCATTTTTGATGAGGCCAAGATATAAATTATTTTAATAGATAGTCTTTAAATGAAAAATTTTTTTCTCGCATTTCTTTTTTCTGACGATAAACCCATCCTTTAGAATAGCCCATTTTTAGTGCATATTCTTTTAAGTCTGTTTCTGATCGAGATTTTATGACTCTCCAAATAAAAGATGCTTTGTACTTCTTTGACTTTTGAAGCTTTATTAATTCATTGATGCTTAGATTCGATATTTTTAAGCCTATCAACTCTTGTGGAGTCTGTACTTCCACCATATCACCCTTGCCTAGTTCTTTAGTTGAAATTTCGTGAACATGGCCGCAATAAGGGCAAACCCGAACACTTGTCGCAATCATAGCTTCGCATCCTTTACAAGTCTTAACAGGTGCGACTCCTTCGCGTTTTTTCTTCTTTTTCTCTTCTAGGGACCATGCTCTTTTTTCAGCCCATAAGCCGTGTCTATCGTGGTTTCCTCCAAAGTCTAGCAAAGTAAATCGGTCTTTACCTTCGTAAATACGAGAGCCTCTTCCGCACATCTGAAGCCAAAGCGGTAGGCTTTGAGTTGCTCTGTTTACGATAACGCATTCGATCGAAGGCTCATCATATCCAGTTGTTAAGATTCCGCAGTTGTTTAAAACTGGTATCAAGCCATCAGAAAAAGCTTTCAGTATTCTTACTCTATCAGCTTTGTTTGTCTTACTTGTAATCACTTCTGATGTAATTCCAGCGAGTCTAAACTCGTAGTTCATCTTTTCAGCGTGTTCAATATTGCAATTAAAAACAAGAGTTTTTTTATCTTTAGCTCTTTTTTTGTACTCATCAACAACGCCACTATAAAGCTTTGGCTTATCGTAGTGCATCATCATTGAACTTTCTGTAAACTCGCCTCTTCTAGTTACAAGGTCTGAAAAGTCGTCTTGCATTTGAAAGGCATGACAAGGCGAAAGAAAGTCTTTTTCCACAAGATCAGGAATGTCAATAGGGTCTATGATGTTTGTATAGAATTTAGGAAAGTGCTTACCTACTGGCGTTGCTGTTGCGCCTATCACAAAAGAATCTTCGAAAGCTTTTAAAATCTTAGTAAAGTTGCCTTTGTGAGCTTCGTCGATTACTATTAAATCAGGCTTTAATTCGGGTAAGCTCTTAAGCCTTCTCGATAGCGTTTCGACCATAGCGACGTGAAGCTGATGTTTTTGATCAATATTTTGCGCTCCTGCTGCGATAAGTTCTGGTCTTATCGTTCCTGTTTTTTCGATTGCTTTAAATGTCTGATCAAAAAGCTCTACCCTATCGGTCACAACGAGCGTTCTAGTTCCTTTTTTAATAGCATCAGAAATCATGGATGAAAAAACTACTGTCTTTCCAGCTCCAGTAGGTAGGCATAGCACTTGTCGTTTGTGTCCTTTTCTGAAACCGTTTCGAAGCTCTTTAATAGTTTCGATTTGGTAGTCCCTGAGTTTAAAATGGTGGCTCATCGTTGTCTTGATTCTCGATTTCGTTATCAATATCAATGACATTATAAACCCTTTGAGGCGTGCCGTTTATTCGTTTTGATACTGGTTGTCCGAATATCTTTTTTAGCTCAATACCAAATCTTTTCATTGATCTTATCTGCTGTCTTGTTCTCGTTTCTATTTTGTCTTTAATATCAGTAGCAGTAAGATAAATACCGACCTCGCCAGGCTCTAGAAGCCTAAAAAACTTTTGTATTAATTCACGCTCGTAAGCCGTTGCTTCAAAGCTACTTGAAACTACTTGAAGTTCTTTTAGCTCATCTCTAGTAAGCTCCCATGACTCACCATCTTGGTAAGCTCTAACAGCTTCCATAAATAGCTCGTCTTTATCAATGTCATTATAAGCTCCGTGATTAATAGAAATCACATTAACCGGAAGTATTCTAGTGTTTCCTGTTAAGTCATTGATAATATCACGCTCATTTGAAGTACCGCAAAGTACAGCTAATCGGTTAAAATCCTCGTTGCTTCTTCCGTAAGGAGGGCGAAGGGAAAACACTCGCTTCGATGTTAGCTCTTTAAATCGCTTTTCATCTTGCTTCGATTTACCGCCCATTTCATCATCCATAACAATTAGCTTTTGGCACATTAAAAGCTCGTCATCTTTACCGGCATCTAGTTTCGATTCAGCATAAAATCTTCTAAGCTCTGAAGGTAACAGCCTTCTAAACCACTCGGTTTTTCCTGTGTTTTGGCCTCCTGTTAGTGCTAAGACCGACCTGACTGGGTTGTAATCAATAGCAGCAGCAATTCCTATAAGCCACTTTCTTATGTATTTGTCTGCTTGATTTGTATCGGTTTTTATCGTTTCAGCTAGAGCAGTTATATTCCCAGTCGAATTGCATTTAGTAGACATCTTCTCAATGTACTGCTTAATAGGGTTGTAATTAGGAATAAACTCTGAGTAAATAATTCGCTCAACTAAATCAGCCGTTACAGCAGTAGAATTAAAAGCTGCTTTAGCTCTTAAATATATCGTGTTGAATCGATCTCTTCTAACCTCTTTACCGTTCTCTTCCACTCCTTGCGTGATTAAGTTACGCATTAAATGATGGTTAGCGTTTAGCCACTCGACCATGTTTTCTATAAGCTGATCAGGGTCTTTTGAGATAGTCGTTAAGTTTATGTCATCCCTCTTGTAAACTTGGTTCACTAGCTCAGTAGCACTTTTTTCGTCTATTCCATGAACTTCGGTTAATGTAGCGATTGCGCCTTCTTTTTCTCTGCCTGACTTCTTTGCCATTGCAGCAACTTGAACTGGCTTATTGTCTTTTGGTATTTCTATGCCGTTTTCTTTCAGCATAAAATAGAAAGTTCCTACCGTAATGCCTGAGCGATTAGCTCCTTTTAAGCAATGCTGCCATTGTCTTTTAGCGTGTCTGCTATCGTATAAAGGGCTGACTTGACATAGCGCATGAAAGTAGTCCTCGCCCATATCGCCAAAGCCATTAGCAAGAGCAAAGCCTAAGTTTCGGTAGCTCTCATAATCAGGAGCTAAGTCAACTCCTTGTGATACTGCTTCGCTGATAAGCTCTCCTACTTTGTCTTGAGGTATTGCAATCGGTATCGATCTAGGTTTTTTCTTTTGTTCAGATTTAGTCTGTGATGTCCTTGAATTTGGGTTTATAAAGATGTTAGGGTCATGAGATACGAAGCGCAGAGAAGCGATATTTTGAGGTAGCGCATCTATCGTGATTCCATACTTTTCAAAGTAGTAATGCTGAATCCATCGAAAAGAATCTTTATGAGGCCTGCTCTTTCTAGTCTTTATAATTGTTACTCGACCGCCACCAGAAATTGACTCTAAATATGCGTAGGTGTATGGGTCGTTTTTTAGATGGTCAAGGTCGGTCTGATTGTCAATGTCAATCGCAATAAAGCCGGAACGCTCTTTTAAGTTATCCTCGCCTCTTGTCGGCGAAAAAGTACCTGAGATTGTAACCGCTGGAACTCTCTTTTTTGCTTTGCTTCTCTCCTCTTTTGTCTTTGCTATTCTTACAGCCTTTTGCTCTTTAGCCCAGGCACCGTACTTTATTTTTGATAGGAAGTCATCTATTGTGATTTCATCAATTGGCTGCGTGTCGCTTGCTTTATTGAATAGGCTTATTTTCATAGTACTGTATAACCGTTTTCTTGAATTATTGTAATTACATCGGCAAATAAGGTAAACCCTCCTTGCCAAACACTTATGGAGCCATTAACCTGAATTTCTATTTTAGGGCTTTGCTGATATAGAAAAGAATACTCTCTTAAAGTATAGTCAATCATACAAACCTGAGCTTCTTTTTTAAGCTGCTCATTTAAAGCTTCTCTAGCAAATTGCCTAATGAGTGCTGGCTGTTTATAGTCCAAAGCCAGCTCAAGTTGACTAGCTTTAGACTCAGGGTATACGGTTTTCATTTAAAATGGTAGATCATCCTCCTCATCAGCAAAAGTTTCAGTAGCTTTTGACGTTTTTGGCTTGCCTTCTTCTGGGTTTCTGTTTCCAGAATCGAAAACTACTCGGCCATTTCCTAAAAACGTGCGATCTTCTTTAGCATCTCTTTCTTCTTTCGACTGAGCAATCCAACTCGAAGCATCATTACCGTATTGGTCTTTTTCGTCTTTCGTTCCTACGGTCATATCGAGGTAAACCCTACCGCCTTTTTCTTCAGAACCTAAGATCAATCCTTTTTGGTCTAAAGGAATTAGCAAACATTCAGTTCCTTTCTTTGTCGTAAACTTCGACGATTGGAGTTTTGTGAGTTCCAAGCTCATTGAAATTAATTTCATAGTAAATAATATTTGGGTAATTCTAAATTTAAAATTCCGAACTCGTTATCAGCATCCCTGCCGTAACTTTTCGGGTTTTCAATGTTGATTTCTGTTGCTTTTCTGATTAGCTTTCTGTACTCTACCATAACAGACTTAATATCATCTGGCGTTAAGTGGTACAAAGCAAAGTTAAAAGGAGCTTCTTTTTCAACTGCTAAGTAATAATATCGATCAACCTTATCCATAGCCCCTGA